AGGGAGGGCGGGTGGGACGCGGGCGCGTTTTTGCTTGGGGGTATGCCCCCCTTAGTTATATTGGTAGGGCTTAGTTAGCCTGTTAGCCACCTAACCTAAAAAAGGGCACACACGGTACCCTTACTAACTAGCTAGTTAAGCCTAGCTGATACGCTTGAACATGGCAAACGAGGGCGTAGGGCCGTCGTTAAGCACGTCGCGCATATCTTGGTTGCCACGGTTTCTAGGCCAAGGCTTACCCAACAATAACGGCAAGTAGGTACCTAGTACATTGTTGTTGTCTGATTTACCCTTTATTGATTCCTCAATAATAGCCGCTTGCTTGCTATCAATAACAATCTGGTTATTGTCATCTAACAGTGCAAGCATGCCTTGCGCTAACTTGCCGCCTTGCGGGGTCATTACGTCAAACACTTTAGCCCAACGCGGGTCATCCTCATTGGCTACTTTAAAGGTACCAACTAGGTTACTGCTGCCGCCATCTACATATACCTTATTAGCAGCTTGTTGCTTGAGTTTCTGTAGCGGCGTTAACTCTGGCGCTAATGTTGAACCATTAGCGTTAAGGTTAGAAATAGCATCGGCCACAGTTTGGTCTTTGGTTTTAGTCTTAGCATTCATTGCATATAGTCCTAATAGTGCCCGACAGGTATTGTCGGGATGCGTCTATTATATATAGCTGACCATCTAACGCAAGCAATAAATATAGTCGCCTAGTTAACTATATGTCCAACAAGTCTACACTGTCGCTGGCTCTAACGGGTCGCCTCCGTCGCGCGGTCTAACGGTTTCGGTGAGTCTGTCGTCCGTCGGTCGCTGTCGTCCGTCGGTCGCTGCGTGAATAAGTGGGTGGGTGGGTGGGTGGGCGCGGCCCCCTGCTACTTTTCTATGTAGTCGATCGATCGATCAGTCGATCCGTCGATCGATCCGATCCGATTCGTAATCTGTCCCTCGATCGTTTGCGGTACACGTTTCGTGATGAGTTGTCCGAGTCGATCGATCAGCTGGTCCTTGGATAGTGAGTCGATCTTCGCGGTCAATACTTCGCGTCGATCGATGTAAAGGCCGCCGACCTTCCCTCGGTGAATCTCTGCGGTGATGGCTGCGTTAATCTGTCCCTGATCGCGTGCCTCCTCGCGCAAGTCATGAAGCGCGGATAGGTGGCCCTCCATGGAAACCCTATCCCTCTCTGCCTCCTTGATTTCCTGGTCGATCAGATAGTTTCGGAGTAACGGGTTGTGGTTGAGTAAGACGCTGCCTTGTCTCTTGGCGGCTGCTCTGTTCTTCGTATATCCAGCTTTAACGGCTGCTTCGGTAGCGTTTTGGCCTTTCAGATACTCTCGAGCGAACTTCTTTTGCTTCGGATTTAGCGGGTGCCACCTCTTACCATCGGGGTCGATGAAGCCATTACCATCGTCAGATGGGGTCATGGGAGTATACTGTAGCTCTTTCATGCAATGAATCCGAGGGGTCTGAGGATCACTACTATAATCTAAAAAATAATATTTTTATAAAAAAGAAAAGATTTCGCTCGCGGCCTATCTACTCTATTCTCTGTTTCAGTTTCAATAACTAATACGTTTTCTATTACTTTTCAGCAACACTCAACACGGTCCCCAAGCCATGTCCCACGAGGCTTTCATCATCATTCTATTACTTCTATTAGTTTATTAGCTGTTTTTGTTAAAAAAATAAAAAAAAGTTTTTTTTCCAAATAGACAATATCTCTAATCTTTCTAATAGGCACAAAAAAGCCCACCGAAGTGGGCTAATCGCGGTTAGTGGGTATTAGTACCTACGAGTCAGAAGACACCTGAGGTCAATGTGTTGGTACACTTCGTTAAGTAAATCTCTTTCGATAGAGAGTCGTTGTTTCTGTTCTTGAACACTGTGTGCTAATACTTTCTTTTTCCGCCGACCGTCAAAACTTTTTAAGTAACTTGCTATCTTTTCTTTATCTTCTTCGCTACGGGCGCAGCGGATCGTTTGATGTGCTTCTCGCTCCCATGGTATTAATTCCATACCGTTTTCGCTGTATTCGTAAAACCACCAAACAAAGTTATCGGTTTCGATATCAGTATGTTTTACGTCTTTCCAGTACCCGTCGACCCATTCTCCGTCGACCCGTTTCCCACCAACGTAATCACGTTTAGTGTTTCTCCAGGATGCTTTCGAGGGGTGTTCGTATGTTTCACGTTTATATTCGTCGATACTAAATGAACCTTGGTCTAATGTACCGTCGGCTTGTTGGGTTAACCCACGGTGAATGTCAGGGCGTCGTCTCTTTAAGTATTTCAACCCCTCACCTGTAGTGATTAAGAATCCTCTCGAAAAAGTTTCCCCTAGTTGAAAATCAACTTGTAATAACCCGTTCCAAAGTGCCGTCTTATCAATAAAATCGTCTTCGGCTAAATCTTCTAAAGACTTTGGATCGTCGGCTAAGTAATCGTCACTTATATCAATCAAGATCCGTTTTTTCGGTCTATACGTTTCTGTTTCGAGACAATGATCTGTAACGTAATCGTAATCTAATTTACGTGCTCTCAAACAAAAATCGATCTTAGTAAGTGGGAAGTAACACGATCTCACAAGTAAAAACTCGTTATCTTCCTCGAAGCTATCAAAAAGTTTCGTAACAGGTTTTAACTCCTCTCTAATTTGGTAGGCGAGTTCCTGCATAGAAACTCTTTCGGTTTGTGTCTCAATCATTTTATTCTCCTTTCTATCGTTAAAAATCCTAGGGCGCGTAGCCGCGCCCGTAAGCCTATAATAAGGCGGGAAAAAACGAGGGTAAAGCACTAAGCCGATTCGGCGCGACCCTCTCTGGCGTCTAATGCTGTAAACAGCAGTGCTTCGAAATACGCTGAATCGGTGCCCTCATTATCGCCATCTGTTAATAAAAACGAATACTCATCGTGAAACTCTATCTCCCCGTCATGGGTTTCGTTAATAGGCGTTCGTATTATGAGTGCACCATTGGTATGGTCTATCGCTGTATGTTTTTGCGCCCACATTGCAAAACTATCTTTAGTTTGTAAGCGGTCGTAAAACTGTTCTCGAGCCATGTCGTAAAGTTTGTTGTAATCGATCACTATATTCTCCTCAAAACAACATCACGAAATGGTCTTTCTCTTTCTTAAGTTTCCCGTCGACACCTTTGTATACTGGGAGTGAGGAAAAAGAATCAGCATCTAAATCTGCTTTAGTGCGAACAACATACTGTTCACCTTCGGCTGGTCGGAAATCTTTCAATCGTTTAACTACAGTCGAGATCGACAGGTTCGCAGTTTTTAATCGGCTTATGTAATACTTCATATCAAAATACTCGAAGGGATATCGATCTTCCAATCAGAAGCTAGTTTGAAATAAATTGATTTGTAATGTCCGATCGTAACTTTATCGAACTTAGTCCTATAATACTCGTCCGAAGAATGTTCAATGAGATTGTAAATCTCTTGTAGTACGTTTCCTCTCGCCACGTCGAGTGGCGTTTCGCCTTTTTCGTTTTGCATATCATCTCCCGATATGTTCGATATCCGAGTCGGGTATCACTTGGTAAGCGCCTTTGTTATAGGCGGGGGCGATCGTCGCACGGGTCGTCGGTCGCGTATCTGGCTTCTGAGTACAATCGGTCTTCGGTAATCGAGAAGGGTATTTTTCTCGGTGGTCGTCGACACGCATAGTCAGAGTCAATGGTCGGAAGGGTCGGGCTTTCGCCCGACTCCGAGGTAATGGTTTATAACGTCTAGGCATCTGCATAATCCGCTAGGTTACGGTCATCGTCGACCTCGTCGGGGAACGTAATCGGGTATATCGGGTACGCTGCCATCTCACCTGCAAGATCGTCGCGGTAATTATCAATGTTTTTTACCCACTTCCTATCAGAGCGGTAGTCGCTATTGTCTGCCTCACGTCGCTCTTCGAGTAACCACTGGTCAAGCAATCTAGTGCGAGCTTTGTAATCTTCTAGCGAATAATGCGGGGTATCCTCGTTGATAGGAGTCGAACGGGGGTGCCACTTACCGTAAGTAATCGCTAGGCTAACAATCTCGGGGTAAGCTGCGAGTGTCTCGGTAGGTATCGAACTACCTATCGTACGCAACTCAGCGTGGGCTTCTTGCATGAAGTCGTGTAATTTACCAGCAAGGTTACTACTGAATCCTAACGACTCGAAGTGCCGTCGGAATACACGATACTCAAGGTCGTGCTCGTCAAATTTATCAGACATATCTGTCTCCTTTCTGCTTTCTAAGTTATCCGCGCCCGTAGGCGGCGCGGTATATATAAGGTACTTACGAGTACCGCGAAAGTAAAGCACTAACGCGACTACTCCTCGACGTTGTCTTCGAGATAATCCATAAGTTCCCCTAATCTCGGACGAATCTCTTCGTCGTAATCACTATCATCGGAAAGCCGTGCACCAACTTCTAATAGTAATGTTTGGAACCGTTCTAATAACGACTCCTCAGGTTCAGGTTCATCCCCGCCGAAATGCTTTTCGATCAGGATAGCGTCACTTAATTCGCGTAAGCGATCAACATCAACAGTCATTTACTGTGCTCCTCATATCTTCTAAACGTTGTTGAATAACGACTGTATTGCAACTACTACAACACTGTCCGTCTGCGATAGGCTGTGCGTTATGTCCATGCGCCCAGCCGTTACTTTGTACGTCGATCGGCCCGTCACATACGCAACATTGGTGTTCTACGTTGTAGTCGTACTCTGTCATCTGACGAGGGTCAACGCCTTTATGAATACTGTTCATTTCAAACTTGATATCGACTTCAGCGGAGATACCTTTCTGATCTTCTAATGCAATAAAAAACGTAACGGCATCGAAATCTTCACTGAGGTAAACCTTCGATCCTGAAACATAACTATGTTTACTAATCTCTTGGTGTATTCCCAGTTCGAGCAGCTCACTAAACTCCACTTCTAACCAACCGTAGTCAGAGTCGTGGAAGAAGTTATATTCCTTCATTTCTTTCTCCTTTCTATTAAGTTTATGGTCTGGTAGTCGATACGATTGCGACAATGAAAACTTCCCGTCGTCGAGGAAGGGTGAGGCCCGACTTCATCGTATCTATTTCTCTTCACCCCGAAGGGTAGGAATCAGCCTGACGCTACCAGTCACCTGACTAAATACCCCCACCGATATTCTATTCACTAGCTGCTTCATATTGCAGCCTATCCCAAAGTTCGTCAGAGATCTTAGGCATCTCTTTGTATAAAACTTTATGAAATTTACAATGTAAACAACGCACTGTTGCGTATCCCTCTACAGAACCGTCCGAGATCCATGAACGACAATCGTCGTTATAACAAAGCTGGATTTCTTCTGGTAATAATTCGAAAGCAGCGTCGAGTAAATCGGTCTGCCTATCGTAATCGTCACGCCAATTCATATATTCTCCTTTCTATGGGGGCGCGGGTAGCGCCTACTACTAAAGCGTAGCGGCGACTACCCCGAAAGTAAAGCACTAAGCCCGAAGCTTCTCGGGATTCCTGAGACGCCATTCGACGTTGTACCAATAAACTTTCATCTTCTGATCTTTAGCGCGGTCGGCACATTTGCGTACCGCATCTATCCGTCGTTGTGTTTGTTTATTAATCATAGTTATTCCCTCACATTAGATCTTTAACTACGGAAACTGTAAAAGCAACCATCGCCATAATAAACGCTGCTCCGCAAAGTATCGCTATACGCTCAACTTTATTCATAGACTCCGATTTAAAATCGGGTGTTCTATTTTCAACAAGTTGAGGATGTTTTCTTGCGGTCTCTTTAACGATTGTTTTAATCGCTGCAGAGTTATGTTTCATACGATAAGGGACAGGTTTCTGTTCTTCAGGAACTATTCGGGGAGGTCTACTGTCTCGAACAGCTTGCCAAGGATCTTCGATCTTCCTTTCGAGTTTAGCGATACGCTCAGGTGTCGCATACTCTTCGCCTCTTTCGATCTTTTTATGTGTATAAACGCATCTAGCCCAAACTCTAGGAGCTTCTTTATCAGTATAAGTATCGTAACGTGCGATCCGATACCGATGTCTGACAGCCTTATTCTTTTTTGGTAAAGTATCCATTTCGATATAAGGTGTTCCTGAAACTCCAACGAGTTTATGCAAGTCGTCTAAATTAGCAGGAGGTTTACCGATATATTCATGTTCTTTCCAAAACTCTTTTAGTCTTCTAAGAACGTCTGAATCTTCGGCATAATCAGTTCCGGCTAGCTCCTCAATTGCTCTGTACAGAGCGTGAGATACGCTATGTATCTTTTTCGGATAAGGTGCAAGTTCCATATCTTTCTCCTATGGAAAATGGGGGCCGTAGCCCCCGATCTATCAGAGTGAGACAATAAACCCTTCTTCGATCAGGGGTTTTTTGTAGCACGCGATAATGCGTTTTTTCTGTTTCTCTGGGTTTTTAGTATTAGGCATACTGATATGTCCTTCCTCAACACCTAGATCAACAACCTCTTGCATAGTGAAGTTTTTAGGATCAAACTCTTTGTTCTCGATATCCTGCATCGAAATAACAAGGGCTTGAAACTGTGGGGTCTTTACTTTCGTTTGAGAAAGTTCTCTACCCGTATACGCAAACTTCTGTGCAACCCGACCGCGTTTCGCAGTCTCTGGTGCTTTTACCGTAATCGTAGTTACGGTCGCTGCTGCTTTCTTTACAGGGGCAGCTTTTTTCTTCGCAGCGGGTGCTGCTTTTTTGGCTGTAGCCATGTCATTCTCCTTTCTATGATGACGTTATACTTTCTAACTGGTTTATACCAGCGTTTACTACTTTACTAAAGACGAGCGCGAAAGTAAAGCAGTAACTACCGATCCTGGTTGACGTAAGCAGATGTCGGTTCTCCTGTATCAAACATCTCTGTTTGACTGTCTTGTTTAAAAGTATTTTCAATAACTACACTTTTCTCTTGTAATAAAATGTTTAGCATGTCAACTAAAGTTGCACACCGATTACTCATTCTATTTAGATCATTGCGTAAGATTGTTACTTCTGCTTCAAGAGCAATTAAATCTTCACGGATATCTGTCATTACTCGATCCTCCATACTCGGACACCACTTATTTCTTTTCCATCAACCTTTTCTAATTTTACGCGAAGCGTAAATTTCCAAGGTGGCACCTGTTTCCTCGCAAACGTCCGAGTCGATTGGTCGAGTCGATTCTTTAATCGTTTCGATGTATCGTTATCTCGGTCTGTTTGGAAGAAAAACGAAGCACCTACTTGAAACTTATCCCAAGGGTAACTGGTAGAGTTTCGAGTATCCGTTGGTAACGGGACATCCATATCAGGCTTAAAGTCAGCCCATGGGTCATTCGACATTATTTCCTCCTTCTTCTATTGAGTTAGTCCACTCAGATAAATATCCGTGTGTCTTAACGGCTTCAGATAAAGCGCAGTCTTGCTGCGCCATCTTTAGGGCAAGTTGCCGCGAGACGTATCTCGCGGTTTCTTGTATTTCTGTAAATTGCTCTAGGGGTCTGTTAAGAACTTCAGGGTCTGATAGCTCATGTAGCAAACACCACGTTTCGCTGATCAAAGCCTGATCAATCACAACAGCATTTCCTAGTTTGAAAACGTGGGACACTACGCTGCCTCCGCATATTCAATAGCAAGGTTAAGTGCTCTTGATTTACGCTTGGAGCTTTCGCCGAACATCGTACTGTACGCTCGGTTTTCGCCACTACGTTGGTGATCTTCGACAAAAGTTACTGCGTTAAGTGCGCCCCACCATGTACCTTTAGAAGATTTCATAGTAGCTCCTGGAGACTCTTCTAAAGCGCGTACCGTTAGTTCAGAGTATTTCGTAAACTGGTCGCGTAGCGGGAACATATCGCCAACTTTCTTACCTTCTTCTAACAACCGAACGTGTTCAAGTTGTTCTTTATATAAATCAGGTTGGTTAAGGCGAGCGATAAACTCAAGCACGTCACTGTGCTTGGCTTTCTTAGACGCAAGTAAATGCGCAGCATCTTGGAAGTTTTGATGGGACTCTTTCATAAGCCCTAACGCTTCGGCTGCTTTCTTAGCAATATCGTCGGTAAACTCTGTATTGTGTGTCATACGGAACTCACCGCGAGATGCTTGGCCTAACGCGAACTGCAAAGTGTTATTACATACGACGCGTATTTCGGTCTCGCGTATGATCATAGCGTGTCCCGCTTCGTGAGGTTGACGAAACAAAAAGTAATCGTTAATCTCATCACCACCAGGAAGTTCAAACGTTTCGTTTAGTTTGGCTAACGCCCACACATCTTTACCACCACGTAAGCTACCAGCGGTCTCCATACTCACGTTAGCTTCTTTAACAAACTTCGCGAAGAAGTCAAAGATGCGTTCGTTTTGTATTGGTTTATAACCTGAACCACATGAAGAAAGGATCGCGTTATCGGTATCGCGTACTATCGTAAACCGGCTAGGGTCTTCTAATAGTTCGAGCGCGATATTACCATCAGCGTCTTTCTCGTATTGATCAATAGGCTTAGCGGAAGTCCAAGTTGGTCGCTTACTAACAGACCAATCAAGTCCTGCCGCAACCATCATCTCGTGAGGCGTAAGGTCGTTAGATACCTCAACGCCTTCTCCGTGCCAAGGGACTTGGCCTGTCCAAGCCATACTTTCTACTGCTGCTACCATGGGTAGTCTCCTTATACAAGTTCTACTTTCTAAGTTTTGTCGTAACGCTGTCACGGCGCTACTTTTAATACGTTAACCGCGAGGGTTACGAAAGTAAAGCACTAAACAGACGCTAAAATGAAAGCGAAGAATTCCTCCCAATCGTAAGGAGTTTTAAGAGTATACGATGCTTCGGTCTTCCAATTCAGATCTCCTAACTCTTTGATTGTCATGTCTTTTATATGATATAACTTAATCTCTTTCTCTTTACTATTAGTCTTTCTGATCAAGACAAAACAGTTCCCTCCGACCTTAGCTCGATTAAATAACCATGCCATTTGAAAAGGACTGAGCTCAGATTTTAATCCGTCGATCGATTTCAACTCCATCCAAATTTCTTTGCCTCGATGACAATAGTTGACATCAGGAACTCCTCTCCCTGTTCCTCCTGTCTCGATCCGCTGAGAGTGAATCTCTTTCGGCATATGGTCTTTTACTAAAGACCAAAGTGAAGCTTCTTTTGGCATATCGATCTCAATGTTTAATTGGTTGCTCACCATCATTCCCGTGATGCGATAAAAAGATAAAAGCTATTTCTCTAAGTTCATTCATAAAGTCAGTCGCTCGTTCTATATCTGAACCGCACATATGAAAAACATTAACTGCTCCGACTAAAGTCATCGCGCGATAAACTTCGAACATATCTATACGTTCTTTATTAGTTTCTGCTAACCAGTCATGAAGCATGATAAATATTTCATTTACCTCTTCATCATCGGTCTCGACAACTATCTGTTTCCAATCACGAGGAGCGATCACAAAGACTCCCTGTTCCGATGTTTATAATAATAGTCTCCGTCTCCTTGTTTCATTCTCTCTACAATCTGCCAAGCTCGTTGTTTAGTAACTTCAAACTTCTCTCCGATCTCTCGAAAAGTAATACCCTTTTTCCATAACTCATAAACAGAACGATAATATTCCTCGTTACTAGCAATTTGCTCTTGGCTGAGGCTTCGTATTCTCATACCGCTTCTCCCCAGTTATCTCCTGATTCGTAATCTACTACCAGTGGTACTCTCATATCGACACAGTTGACCATTTTATCTATTACTATCTCCGACTGTTCTTTATTAAATATTGAAAAATCTAGTTCATCATGAATTTGTATATGCGGTACCATCCCCTCTTTCCACAGCTCCCGCATCGCTAACTTCGTCATATCCGCAGCTGATCCTTGGATTAGTTTATTTAAAGCCTTATATGTAAAAGACCGTTTAAGGTTATCTCCGTATTGGTCTCGAGCTTCTCGTTCAGGTAACGGTGTTTTCTTTTCGTCGGCTAAATATCCTACTGGTTCCCATAAATCAAAATGACACTTCCGACCCGCAAGTGTCGTTATGTATCCTCGATCTTGCGCAGTCCGAGTACACCTATCTTGTATTGCTCGAACGAAAGGAACTCTCGCATGGTAAACCTCTAACAATCTAGCAGCTTCATCTTGCTCTAGCCCTAACTCTCTAATCAACTTCTCTCTACCCATCCCGTAAGTCAGCCCGAGATTAATGTCTTTAGCTTGTTTCCTAGGTATCCCTGCCATATCTGCTACGATCTGGTGGAAGTCAGCACCTTCGTTAGAGTAAGCATTGACTGCATCAGCTGCTCCTGGAAGTCCGAGTAATGACGAATAATGCACCGTAATCCTAGGCTCTTGCTGAGAGTAATCGAAAATACCCCACGTTGCTCCTTCTTCTGGGATAAATAACGACCTGATCATCTTACCGATCTGTGGGTCTCGAGCAGGGATCTGTTGTAAGTTTGGGTTGGAATAACTAAACCGACCCGTCACTGTACCCCCACCATCATTCTTTAACGGGTGCGCTTCAGCATGTATCCGACCGTTATGTGAGTATTCTAAAATTGCTCCCTCGATAAACGTAGTTCGAGCTTTATTAATTCTACGAGCTTCTACGATCATCTTCGGTAGTTCATGTTCGTGAGATTCTAACCACGGGCCTTGGAAACTAGGCGCACCTTTCGCTGTATGGGGATACCAGATTCCGTTAGCGTCGAATGCTTTTTGTATCGACGCGCTCGCCCAAATATCGATCGACGTTCCGAATTTACGTTTTATTTCTACGAGCAACTGTTGTTCTTTCTTCGACATCTGCTCCGAAGCTTTCTCTGCTTTAGCTGTGTCGATCCGAACACCTCTCCATCGCATCTCGATCAGTAAAGGTATTAGGTCACATTCGAGGTCGAAAATCTTTTGTAATCCTTCTATCTCGATCCTCTTTTTAAATATCTTCCATAACTTAAGAGTCATTACTGCATCTTGTTCAGCGTATGGCCCAACATATTTAGCAGGGAGAGACCACATCCCGCTTTTTGCATTTACGCCCCATGCTTTAGCAGCCATCTCAAGTAATGTCTCGTCTTTAGTTTCTCCTAAAAAATCCATACCGAGATTATTTAAAGAATACGACCAACGGTTTTCGTCAAATAACGGGGCCGCAAACATCGTATCGCGGAGAGGACAAGTTAAGTTTATTCCTTCACGTTTTAGCCACCCTACATCATAAAGTGAATTATGGAAAACCATCGTACCTTTATGATTTTCAAACGTTCTTTTTAGCCAACGTAAGACTATTTCCTCTTCTAAATTACCGCCGTTCTCATGCCTGATCGGTAAATACCCTGACCAACTATCTGATGCTATAGCTACACCTACGACGTACCCGTCACCTGTAGCCCATCCTGGACCACGGTTATTCAGATTCGGATCGTAAGTTTCTAAGTCAACAGCTAACGTTTCGTTAGGATCGAAACGTGGCAATATATCAGGGGCGACCCAATCGCTCTCAGGCTGAATCAGTGGTATCTGCATCTGGGTCAATATCCTGTATACCGTATCGAATGTGGTGCTCTACTAAAAACAAATATCGTCTAAGGTCTCCAATATCGTCGAGTAATCCATCTTCTCCGTTGAACTTAGCTCCTGCTTCGAATACGTCGTAATTACAAGATTCGGCTTGTTGTTCGATCCGGTCGAACTTACGGGCGAGCATCATAAAAGCTCCCGTACCCCCTCTACGTTTCCATGAATCTCCGTAAGACTTTTCTGATTCGATCAAGCTTACAATGTCTTGCTGGGCGATATCTTTCATCTCCGTCCACTTAACATCAAGACCCATTTTTATTTCTCCAATTACGTTCTCGTCGTTTGACCCAAGTAAAACAGGCTTGCTGCCAATCAACTGCTTTAATCTCTCCGAGATATTTGTAGCAATCTTCATACTTCCGTTCCTTATGCTTTAGATAGGCATGGGTCATCGGGATCATGACGTCAGGGAAAAACTTGTTCGTATACCCACTTGCTCCAAACATATTAGGCCAATCGTTTACAAGTTCTGGATTACCAGCAACACGTCGAGGCGGGATAGAAAATAAAAACTGTTCGCACTCTTTTATAAAATTATCAGCCTGTCCCTCAGTAACGAGGGGATAATGTGGCTCGGGATATCCCATTGCATTCCAATATTGACGATCATAAAAATCTACCCCGTCGATATGTTTTACTTTGTCCCACTCTTTATTGAGATAAATATGGAAGCTATCACTTATCTGATAATACGGCCCCATCTCTAGCCCTAGAGTCGCCGCGATGTATTCTTGTAACACAGACATATGGACTGCGTTCGCACCGTAGGCTCCCCAAATCATATCGTTCGATCTATTACAGACCGTCATCTGTAACTTGTTGTCTCTGATCTTGAAATAGATATTAGTGTTGCAGGGGATGTCTTTACTTGGGCTGTCAAGATCATAAACAGCATCCCACATCTGTAAGACTACTCGACGGGAATCAGGATCTCTTTTAAGCATATCGATCACACTAATTAACTGATCATGCGCAAACTGATATCTCCAACGATATCCGTACGAGCCATTCAAGGTCTCGTTGTCATCAGAAAAGTTAGCCATCCCTGCGTTGAAATGTGTCAGCTTCTGTAGATTACGAGAACCCGCTAACATCCATATTGACTCATATAAATGAAAGAAAGGATTAGCGTCTCGTTCTTCACGAAATAACACTCTCTGCCAAGGGTGAGAATATATCGTTGTAACAGGGGTGAGGATCTCTCTAGTCGGCCCGTTGCGGCTTTCTTGTTCTCGGTAATTAACGTCTGAGTTAAATAAATCTACCCCCCACATAAACGCTTGGTTAACGTTCCTTACGTCAATCACTTTCATAAAGGCTCTCCGTTTGCAATGTGAGGATATGTTCGATCTGCAAACGGTTTAAGTGTATTTTTCCTGCTAAATACGCTGACCAATGAATCGCGTCGATCGCATCCCGCCAAGTATTAGGAACACGTTTATTTTTCACACAATATTGTAAGAATGACCCGTAACACGTCATTACGAAATCTATATCTGAGTTTTCTAAATCTATAATTAGTTGTTTAAGTTTTCCCATTCTTCCTCTCATACTCTTTAATTAACGGTCGATCTTTTTGTGAGTAGTCATAAACGCTCCGTGTTCGACCTTGTCCGTGTAGTATTCGAGAATACTTATCGAACTCACATAGACCGCCTTCTATCTCCCGCATCTCAAAAGGTCTATGAAACTTATTTAAGTCGAGGCGTTCTATACACCACTGATACAACGCTTGCATCTCACTGTTCCAGTCCCAACTACGTTTGCAAAACTCTAAAGGTCTCCCTGTAAGTCTATTTAATCCTCTCATCGCTCCTGGACCAGCGTTAGCCCATGAGAAAATATCTTCTGCGTTTTCTAATAAATGTGTGTGTCGTAAATCCGTAACCATTTCGTAAGAAACGAACGGCCCAATATATGGAAACCTCAGTAAGTAATTCCACGCATCACATAAAGATTTGAGATGAGAGAAATCTTTTAATATTCGATCACGTTCAGCCCAGATATGCGAGACGCATTCAGCTACTCCTGTAACTTTATCCATACGATTAGGACTTTTTACGATATACGCCCCAGTAATCCACTTGTTTTGCTTTTTAATTTCTTCGATAGCCTTTTCTCGATCCCATTCGATATGCAAGTTGTGGTCGAGTAAAGTTTCTCCCGTCTCAATAAGATTAAAAAATCTAAACGCGACGGTTGCCATAAATACTTCGGGATCGTTTCTTAACGGTTCTCTTATATAATGTCGGAACCAGCGCGTAGTTCTGTCGTCTTCTCGGAATACTTGGCAGAACTTAAACTCTCGAAGTATTGGGTCTTCTGTCCAAGGAGGTTCTTGTTGAACCTCCTCTTTTAGATGACGTATACGTTCCCGTTCCTCTATCCAATAGACGTAACGATCTACCTCTGCAGCGATAAAGTTTGTCATTTAGGCTTTCTTAGTATCCATGCACAATTATTAGATACTTCTGGATAGAACGTCGCAGCAACTACTCGTAAGAATTGTTTACCGTACCGCTCTTGTAAAAGCTTGAACTGATCAGGGTGCCATTTCCACTCAGATTCACGGTTGTCTTTTGCCATAGCTTTTTTGAGCTTAGGCATCTGGCAGAACGTACCAACGACTGATTGCAGTTCCCAACGACTGCTGAGTTCTTCTTTAAGTTCTTCAAACCCCCACTCGTAAATATGGTCTTCAGGTAACTTATCATTAGAACCGTCGTGGTTTGGAGTAGAAACGTAAATCAATCCTCCTGGACGTAAAACTCTATTAGCGTCTTCTAACCATGGAGCGATGAACTCTCGGTTCATATGTTCTATTACTTCTGTAGTCCAGAAGAAATCTATGGATTCGTCAGGTAAATCGAATACAGGGTTTATAGTTAAGTCTTGAATATCTATCTTGCCGTTAAAATTAGCAAACCAAGTCGAGTCTTCAACTAATCCTGTCGGGCTGCTATACCCTTGTTTTTCTTGTAAGCATGCAGGGTCAATATCGACCCCCCGATAAGAATGAATAATGTCTGACTTTTTAACCGTATATGCTTTATACAAGTTTCTTAAAACCCAGATCTCTCCACACCCTGCTTCAAGTACATCTATAGGTCTATTGAACTTGTTAGCTTCTTCAATACATAACGAAGATATTTTGTCATACCTCGTCATATGAGTTATTTCATCGGGTCGCCAATTACCTAGCATATTCCCGCTTGCAATATCCATGCGGGTGTTCTTGCTATTATTTACATTTACTTCTAGCTTCTTTCTTATAGATGCCATTTGTTTCTCCTTTCTACGGATTACTACTTTACCTTAGCGCCTTTTTGAAAGTAAAGGACTAAAGCGGGAAATACTTTTGAGTTTGTGGTTCAATTAAAAATAAGTTCTCCTTTGCTCTTGTTAATCCAACGTAAAACACTCTTGACTCATCGTCAGGATTACTTTGGAACGATTTATAAATTCTGTTAGAGATATCGGTAAGCAAAATTACATTTTCTGCCTCCCCTCCCTTAGCAGCATGAATAGTTGATAGTTTGATTCTTGGCTCTTTAGTAATCTTTTCTCCTCTTCTAAGCATCGCTCGGATATAACTTCGTTCAGATACTGATACACCTACGAAAGCGTCGTACCAATATTCGTTTACCAACCTAGGAACGTATTTTTTAGCTTGTTCGAAAGAAACATTAGTATCAAAGTCGATCATCTCGAGGGAACTAGGTACCCGAATCTTTAAATAATTTAAGACTTTGGTAAGTTCTATGATTGGTATAAGACCGCCCTTCCTAAAATTCTCCCAAGCCCTCACTGCCATGATCTTCTTTTCGGAAACGCTAGGTCTATTTTTGTTTTTATAGAACCATCCTTCCGAACGACAGTGTTCTTCAATACCGTTTAGTAAGTAATTTGTTCTAGCAAGCACTAACCACTCACCGCTTTCCATATCTATAGATTCATAAGACGGTTCCCAAGAAACGTGTCCTTCTTCTTTTCTAGGGTTCCAAGTTTTATGTACTCGCGCCCCAACCTGTCCTATACAACGCTCGGCAAGGTTATGAATAGATTTAGGGATTCTGTAGGACTGTTTGAGAACCATCGCATCTTTTGAATTACGGATCAAGTAATCAACGTCTGCGCCAGCCCAGCGGTAGATAGCTTGGTCATCATCACCGGCGATATAAATCCTATCTGCAGACTCACAGAGTTTTCTAACTACCGCCCACTGTAGCGGAGACAAGTCTTGCGCTTCATCTACGAACATTACATCTAACTTCGGTGCTCTACCTCTAGTCAGAAATAAGTTCAACATATCGGTATAGTCGATTAGCATCCTGTCTTTCTTAAACAGTTCTAATCCTCGAGAGAATCGTTCTAACTCAAACCAACCGACCACGTCATCAGAGTCATGCCACTGGCTTTCTAAACTAACTTGCCTCATACGAGATAAGTTTTCGATAAATAGTAGTCGGTCGTCTTTAGATATCCCAGAGACATGCCCCTCTTCAGAGTTGATTGATCCTGTCAGTCGTAGATTTAATTTGTCATTAAGGTCTCTAAAATCTGAAGCAGAAAATACGCTTTCTTTACTCAGCCCTAATTGAAAGAAACAAAGTGAATGCAGCGTTCTAAAATACGGTAGTTGGTTATTAGCTATCGCAAACCGAGACATCGCTCGGCTCTTTCCCTCTTGTACCGCTTGTTTAGTAAATGTGAAGAAACCTATATCTTCTGGGCACGTTCCTCGGTCTAGTTCTTCTTCTAACAAACCTAACAAGGTACTGGTTTTTCCAGTTCCAGGAGGCCCAAGGATTATTTGTGCATCTGACTTTAATGTCATAGCGGGGAGTCGTTAAACTCAGGCAACGTGTGTGACTCAGTTTGCGCCTGAAACTCTGGTATATGCCAGACATTCGCACCCTTACCTTTAATATTAAAAAAGTGAGAGTCTCCTCCCATATTTTTCAACTTAGCCGTAAGTTTATTGCGCGGGTAATCCCTAAAGTTTTTACGATGTAAAAAGTCCATCAGGTCAGCTAAACGAAAATAAGTTCTTTCGTTATCTGTCCAAGGTTTACCTAACAGTAACTCGTCCCGTTCCCTAGCTGGACGTTCTGTACAAAAAGTCTCTAGGAGTTCGTTAAAGTGACCTTCTGTCGAAGCATCTTTCGGTACTTCGATAATCGTCAGCGTATCGAGAAGCTGCTGTATAATTGTGCGCCATACGTTATCCCGTACTTTCGGAGGGATAATATTAAGGCTGTCCATACACTTTCGTTGGAACCGCGTTTGGTTTAACAGTTCTTCAGTCTCAAGTTCTAACCTACCCCCCTCAACATCTAAGAACCAGATTGGTGGGTCACTATTTTGTTTTGTAAGATTACTAAATAAAGGAGTACCCCCAGAAGCACCGATACCAAATTTCTTCGTTCTACATAACGGGCTATTGCAATGTCCAGCTATTGGTTGGTCATTGCATTTATAAAAGTAATCTTTCTTTTGTACTTGTTTCGTTACGGTTAAAACTTCTTGCGCACTTAGTGGCGGGTTAAAGTGTTTATGGTTCGCGTCCTCTAATCTAGGCTCCCAATCATCTGGATATTTCTTTCTAAGAAAAACCCCAACGTTAAACAGACCTGAGTTCCTCATTCCTTTAGGGAACCCTTGAGCTATTAGATGTTCAAGACACGGCGGTGCTTGATCCATCCACTCTAACTCCTCTAAGACTGGAGTAACCTCCAGCTTTTCTAATTCTTCTTCTGTTAGTACAAGACCATCAACGTACTCAATGAACTCTTTTGGGCTGAGCACTTTACCTGTTGCACTAAACCCGTATCCAGTGGAGTCCTCGCCACCGAAATACGGCATATTAAGAGAACTTCCCCTGTCCCCTCTTTCTAACAATAATTTAGTCTGTTTAGGAAATATCTCTGATTGTCCGAACCCAATCGCTGCTGCTATCTGACGTAACTTCCTTTGCATACTCGATGCTGGTACTGGGTCAAATACGAATAAAAATACATGCGCTCCCCCACTCTTAGAACGAGTAACGACAAGTGGTAATTTAAACTGTTTTAGTTTTTTAGCCAGCCCTTTTAGGTCTACGCTAAATTCGTCAATATCTATTGCACCCCAAACACAAGTATTGTTTTCGTCAATAGGGACTATCCCTAATCCTTTATCTCCTCTTAAGTGCTCTCTCCACACAGCTTGTAGTTCTTTCTGGTTGAGAGTTTGTGAAATGGTTACATATTTTCCTTTTGCTTTCCCATCTTCCCGTTTTTCTTTCGTCGGGGTAAAGACACTATAACCGTGTCTCAACCCCGCGAAACGGTGGGCAAACTCCTCTTCTAACGACATTGCTCACCTTTGATCAACTAAAACGGTACTTCTTCCTCTCCCACATCAGAAGATGCGTTTACTCCCTCTTGCTCTTGTCTTACCTCGACATCGCCTGAACGAGCTGCTTTCATAAACTCCAACGCAGCTACCGCAAGTGGCATAGGTGTAGGTCTACTTTTTTCTACAGATAATCCCATCCAGCTATATTGGTCGTTAGACTGAGGGATAGTCGTAAGGTTGTACATATACGAAAACATAGGGGCAGGGACAGTCTCTCCTTTCGCATTTTGTACGCGAGCGTTGTTAAGCATCGTATTCCAGCGTCTGGAAAACCCTAGTTGCGAAGAAGTAAGACTGAGTAAAACTTGCTCTGGTGCATTCTCGTCTTGCGCGACGATACAGTAATACTCTGCAGTTTCAGAAATCTGATTACCGTTTTCTAAGATAAATCTCCCGCTATCATCTTTCTTACACGATTTAAGAATCGTAGCAGGGTGGCTATCGTCAACAAAACCTCCTCCGTTTTCTCTTGTAATCCATTCGATAAACTTTTTCTTATACGCACAAGGTATGAGTACGACGCCTTCCGTTCCATCGTAAACAGTTTCAGTAACAGTGTTAAACAAGTTGCCTTCTTCAGCACCTTGAATATATTTACCGTCACTTTTCTTAAGTTGCGGGGACATTGATTGCAACACTCGTAAAAACGGAATCGCATAGTCATCTGCACTCGCTTCTTCTAAACCAGTCCCTGCAGATAACAAATCGTCATCGAAGGGGATTAAATCAGAAGCTGTCGCTTCTGCTACTTTCTTATCAGCCATAGGTACCTCTACTTAAGTTTGGCGCGGGATCCGACGTAAACCCCGAATAGTTCAGCAGGAAGGTCTTTCCCACTCGTCAGTTGTTCTTTCACGAATGCGTTAAGCGTTTGTGGATGAACACTCTCTTTAACAGCAGGGTCTAACCCTTTCTGTTTAAGACTTTGCACGGCGTCTTGCGCTTTTTCTCCTTCGTCCTTACCGAACTTAAGAGATACTTCGTGTTTGATAATGCCGCCATGATTATTAGATAAAAGCCATGCGTGTGCTGCTTCGCGATTCTTTTCAGAGATATACCCTTTATAGAATTCGTTTACGGTAATTTTTGAACCGTTGGTCAATACAATCTCTCTGAGGTTAGCTGCTTGCATCGCCTCGGGTAGAGCTTGTTCTTCGTACATGCGTAAGGCTTCTTTTTGTGCATGTAATAACAGTTCTGTTTCCTTAACTTCCTCTTGCAGTTTTTGTAACTGTTGAGCTATAGAACTTATCTTTCGATACTCACTGTCGAGCGTCGTTTCGTTCCATTCCTCTTGCGAGGCTGCACCCGTCAGTTCTTCGAACGACAAAGCGTTTTCTTCTTCAGACATAGACTTCTCCCAAGTCCGTTGCGTTCCCTCGGATATCGAAGGATACGGGGTAATAGGTCATCTCCTGTCTATCCCATTTGAGGACAGAAAATCTACCATTGATAGATGCTGCTATAGCGCAACATAATCCGATCGCGGCGGGGTCACCTATAAGTAATAGGTAATCGTCGTCGTTGAAATCAACTAACTTTCTTTTGAGCCTAGCTACTTCTGGGCCTGTAGAAAGCATTAGATTAGTCTTCGCTGGGAGCAAGGGTTTTAACTCGCCATATTTTGCAGCGGGTACAAGGTTCCTTCCAGAGACCTCTTGGACGATATAAACAGTCATTCTAATTTCTCCTTTATAGAGAGTTACCTTAACCTCTAGGCTTTTCGGAAGTAAAGCCGTATTACTTGTATTAGTCTATTTAGAAATAAAAAATTTTTAAAAAAATTTAACAGAATCGTCTAATAGAGTAATAGATCTAATAATTTAGAGTCTAAGTTACTGTTGCGTAAGAGAATCCTGTAAGAGTGAAAAACAATAGAATCTATTAGATCTATTAAAGAGGCCTCGTAGCACAAAGAAATCATTTCTTTTCTTTATATCTATTCTTAAACTTCTCTATAGAACTTAGAAAGGAACATCGTTGAAGTACGAATTTAAGACGCAACCGTTTGCGCATCAGAAAACGGCGCTTACCCGTTCTTGGAATAAGAAGTCTTATGGGCTTTTTATGGAGATGGGAACAGGTAAGTCTAAAGTTCTTATAGACACCATCGGCATCTTGTACGGTAAAGGAGCTATTGACTCAGCTGTTATTATTGCACCGAAAGGAGTATTTAAGAATTGGTCTACTAAAGAGATACCAGACCATATGCCTGAATATATCGACCGTCATGTAGCGGTATGGTCTCCTGCCCCTCGCAAAGACGAAAAAGCTGCATTGATGAAGTTGTTCGATATCAATGTAGATAAGTTAAAGATCTTCGTTATAAACGTCGAAGCTTTAAGCACAAAGAAAGGTGTTAAGTTTACTGAGAATTTTATCTTAGGACACCAGACACTACTCGCGGTTGATGAATCTACAACGATAAAAAACCCGAAAGCAGCACGAACGAAAGCTGTAGTCAAATTAGCTAAGAACACTAAGTTCAAAAGATTGCTAACAGGGTCACCGATTACTAAATCCCCTCTTGACTTGTACAGTCAGACAGAAGTCCTAGGGCCAGCGATGTTAGGGTATACGTCGTTTTATTCTTTTCAGAACCACTTCGGAGAGGTCGTAAATCGCTATTTTGGGGGCCGTACCGTTAGACAGGTAGTAGGGTATAGGAACCTAGAAGAACTTACTAAGAGACTAGATACGTTCTCTTATAGGGTACTAAAAAAGGATTGCCTAGACCTACCGGATAAACTGTATATACGGAGAGATGTCACTCTTACAGCGGAACAGAAGAAACTGTACTCTGAACTAAAAGAACTAGCGATTACTGAGCTTGAGAATAAAGAAACAATAAGTGTTACGAATATACTCACACAACTGTTAAGGCTGCATCAGATCGTATGTGGCCATGTAAAAAGCGATGACGGAACAGAGACCCCTGTAGAGAGTAACAGGATTGACGAGCTAATAGAAGTTATAGGGGAAATGCAGGGCAAGATTATTATCTGGGCAAACTATCGACAAAATATTTTAGAGATTGTAGAAACGTTACAAGGTTTATTTGGAGCTGATGCAGTAGCTAGTTATTTTGGGGATACTGATACAGATGAACGAGAGTTAGCGATTAAACAGTTCCAAGACCCTGAGTCACCGTTACGGTTTTTCGTAGGTAATACACAAACAGGAGGCTATGGTATCACCCTTACCGAAGCACAGAATGTAATCTATTACTCAAACAGTTTTGATTTAGAAAAACGTTTGCAATCAGAAGATCGCGCCCATCGTATCGGACAAGTCAACAAAGTTACTTATGTTGATTTAGTAGCTAAAGATACGATAGACGAAAAGATTGTAACAGCTTTGCGTAATAAACTTGACCTCGCCCAAGAAGTTTTAGGCGATGAAAAATGGAAAAACTGGTTAAGCTGATATAGCTTCTAATTCAGCTAAAGCAACTTCAAGAGATGCTTTTGCTTCTGCGACAGAACCCGTGTTTTCTACAGCAGCTTGAGCTAACGCACTACCGATAACCATAGGGCTTTCTTCCATTGCGGGTTCGGGGGACATCCTCTCATCTTCCCCCCCTAATGCAGCTAAAAGTTCGCCCATACGATCAGCAGCAGGAGGTTCTGCAGCAGGAGGCATCGGTGCTGGAGGCATTGGCCCACCCATCATTGGGTTACTAGCTTCATCTCTCATTTGATCTAAACGGCTGGGCATTTCGTTAAGGGGCATAGCCATAATTAATTCCTTGGTACATTCGGCCTAAAAGCATTTTGAAAAGGTTGGACATTAGTTTGGAAATTAGTTAAATCCATAATACCGTTAGAAACTTGTCCCCCTTGATTATAACCTCCACCGTCATCAGGCATTACGGTAAGCCCGTATTGTCTACCATCAGCCCCAGCGGTAGTTACACTGGTCGGAGAAGAGCTTCTGTATGAAGCCCCGCCTGTAAACGGATTACTATATTGAGTGTCTATCAACGGCAGACTTGCTAGACCATATTCTTCAGCAGTAACTGGGGCATCGTATGCACTGTAGCTAGGTGTAAATGTTTTTAGATAAGTGCTAAACGGGTCTTGTCCTAATCCTTGTCTTTGACCAGCAATAAGATTTGCCATCGGACTACCCCCAGGAAGGAAAGAAGCCCCAGAAGTAAACTGTGAAGTAGATCCTGTTCGTGGGCCAGTAGGCACCGCTCCTCTAAAGAAAGTATTTAAATCATCTTTAGTTTTATTAATTTGTTCATTAACAGCATCAGCTTCATACTGATCAGTTACGTTTTGATATTTAGTTTCTAACTCCCCTAATTTATCAGTAAGCCCTTTAATAATATCGTCGTAATCATTAGCTGTAGCTTCTGCTAATTGCTCAGGTGTAACGTACGTTCCTTCTGCAGGAAGATAACCCTGTAGTTGTTCAGGAGTTAAATAGTTTTGAAACATACTTTCAAGACCTGAAAGTTGTTCTTGAGTAGCAAACCCTCCTAATTGATCAGTTATGCCTTTAAACTGGTCTTGGATAATTCTGTTATAAGCTTCCATCCCCTCTTCGGTCGCATAATCTCCTTCAGGAGCGAACCCTGCTTCACCGATTATCCGTAAGACATCTTCTTCAGAAAGACCTGTAGCCCCAGCTATTCTTTCAACATCATCTTCAGTAAGCCCTTCATCTGAATCTTCAATATCAGCAATAGCTTGGTTAACTAAATCAGCTATTTCTTCTCTAGTAAGAACTCCTGATTCAAATAGTTGAGCAAGTTGCTCTTCACTTAATTCAAAACCACCTTGAATAATCGAGAGCACATCTTCTTTAGTAATGTCTCCTGCGTCGATTCTTCTTTGTATTTCTTCTGGGGTTAAAGTACCCGCAGAAAGCATATCCTGAATAGTTTGCGTAACTGTTTCTTGATCTACTCCTGTATTAACAGGAGCAGCGGTTTGAGTGCCCCCTGTTATCCCTGCATTTGCTAATAAACGATCAAGTATCCGTTCTATTTCTTCCTCTTTAAATTGCTGCGATCCGAGACCAATGTCCCCCTGTCCAGCTTCAGAAGCGAACCGCCCTTGTTCTCTGTAAATTTCTTCAGCTAATTCTCGTAATTCTTCTCTGGTAGCATCACCACTAGGAATATTAGCTAATGCTTCTGCTAGATCCCTTGAGCTAACTGTATCTGCACCACCTAAAATTCTTTCTACATCTGCTTCAGAAAGTCCTTCTGGTAAATTAGCTACAGCTTTATCTATTTCAGATTGAACATCTGATAATTGAATCCCAGGGTTTTGTTGGATCAAAGAAATAACGTCGTTTCTAGTTAAGCCAGGATTAGCGTCGACAATCTTTTGTACGTCTGTTTCAGTGATACCTTCTGGTAAATTTGATATAGCTCTATCTATTTCAGATTGAGTAACGAATTCTCCTGTTCTAATCGCTCTATCTATTTCAGATTGAACATCTGATAATTGAATCCCAGGATTTTGTTTAATTAATGAAACGACTTCATTTTTAGTTAGCCCAGGATTAGCATCGACAATCCTCTGTACGTCTGCCTCAGTAATCCCCGCTGGTAAACCAGCTACCGCTTGTGATATTTGACTAGCTACGTCTTGTTCAGAAACCCCTGAAGAAATTTCCGATAATCTTTTTTCGAGATCCTCGATGTTCTTAGAAAAGTCTGGTATGTTTTGATTAGCTAAAGCTTCTTGTACCGACTTTTGTATTTGTGCTGAAAAATCAGGATTAGAAAATCTTTTTAGGTCTGGAGAAAACCCTTCAAGATTAAACCCCCCACCACCAAACATTTTACGAGGTTCGACTTCGCCGCCTTCGGACATCTGGTCGAAGTCAGGTAACGGTGGCTCGAATACTTTAATCTTCATCGTCAAACATCCTTGAGAACAAATCGGAAACGCCTTCTACTTTTCCTTGAACACCTTTTATAGCTCTATCGAATCTATCTTCACCCGTTTCTGATCCAATATCCACTTCTCGGGAGATAGCTAATGCTCCTAAAAATCTATAAAACTCACGACGAGATAATTTTTCTTGTCGGTCTTTTAATAAAACATCTAATTTTCGAGGATCAGCTAAAATTTCTAACACATCGCTTTTTGCTCTTTCCCTATAACCCCCAATAAATGCAGTAATTCTTCTACCTGTCTGAGTTAAAGGAGCTACAAATAAACGAACACCGAAAGAGAGTTCTTCTAAATGATCATCTATTGTTCGATTTGCTGCGGCACCTTGAGTCATAGGACTTCTTGAAGCTCTTTTAGAACCTCGGTCTAGTATTTGAGCAATCATTCGTAAATTTTTAGCGTATTTTGTGCCTTCTTCTTTACCTAACAACGGGGTAAATATCCCAGCTAATTGAGAAGTTCCCTCCGACCCCTGTTTTATTCCTGCGTTTATAAAGTTAACGAAACCATCAACGTCAAAACCTCCTGTCTCAAACATTTCATCTGAACCAGTGCGAGGAGTTTCAAAAGATCCTCTGAAAAAATCTTTAGTTAAGGCTGTTACATAAGGTTGTAATTCAGGGTTTTGTCGAATCACCTCTCCAAACTCTCGACGAGACATTTCAGCAGCCCCTGTTAATCGGGCGCTACGACCCTGCAATAAAAAGTCTTTGATAAAGTCGGCAGGAGATTTGCCTAATTTTTTCTCTAGTTCAATCAAGTTTTCTGAAATTTCTGTTATTTCTCTTTCTGCTTGATCTTGGACTTCTTGAAAGTTTTTAAGTTTTAAAAATTGAGCTTCAGGGAATAGAGCTTGAAGTTGATCTTCGTTCTTTTCGATAAATTTTGCGTAGGCTTTATTTTGTTCAGCTAACGGTAAATTTCCTAAACTCTTTCGCATATTCTCTACAACAAGTTGTCGAAGATTTTGCATACGAACAATAGAATCAGGGAGTTGGTAAATTTGATCTAGTAACTGGGTGATCTGTCTGGGACTAGATGATAAAACAAACCCAGCTATCTCTGAGGGTTCTTTATCCACTAACTCTCGGATAAATCTACGTTCAATACTTTTATTAGCAGCAACTAAATTCTCTTGAGCTCTAATTAGTGGCCCAGCTATTTCTTGTATTTTTTCACCTAACACTTTAGCAGTGGGCGCTTCTACTCCTTCTGCGGCTAATTGCTTGCGAGCTGTAAACGTAATTAAATCATCTATTTGAGCCTCTACAGCATCGCGTAAATCCATGGCAACTTGTCTAACACCACGGTCATTACTTTCCATGAACAAAGTGTTTAAAGCATTTTGCATTCCCGCTAGTTGCCCAAAACTTAAATCAGCTTGTTTTAGAAACTTTCCTTGATCGTCTACAGTTACCCCTAAAAGCTGCTTTAGTATACTAACCCCGTCTCGCATCGGGATCATACTTTTAATTACATCAGACGCTTCAACTTCTCCTAGAGTTCGCATGAT